GTATAAATAATTGGATCTCCATCTTCGTTAGCTGCGATCATAATTAAACCTTTATACTTATCAGAGTCTCCAGAGATTTCGTATAGTTTCTCCACAAACCCGCTTGGGATTGAGAATGCTTCTTTATCTTCGTTCATAAGTAAATGTCTTGGTTTTCAAAAAATAACTGATCCACAGTGTCATTGGGATATATCTCTACCAGTTTTATATCGTTCATCTCGCAGAAGTCGAGCTTTTTTTGATCTCTTTTCAGTTGGTCTAAAAACTTGAATCTGTTCTTGTGAAAATGTTTGACATATTTGGTGTGTTGAGCGCCCTGAACTTCAATAGCTATTTTTTTATTAGCATTGTAAAAGTCTAATGACAATCGGCTACCAACCACCCTGAACTCTTCAAAAACAACATCAGTACTCCAGTATGGGTAGAGGAAGTCTTTTACGTTTTTCTGGAACTTGCTTCGACTAGAAGCTTCCCAATCTATGTGATATTTTCTGGGGTTTTTAAGGTTTCTTAACTTGCCGTCTGTAGAGTAAAATTTCATTCTTGACCGCTGAACATTTTCTTAAAATACGCTACTAGATATTGGCAGAGAGCCGAGTCATCTTCAATCAAAGAGAATAACTTGTTCTCTCCCTGAACTTTTTCAGGAAGCTCAAAGCCTCCTTCAGAAAGGACTTCTCTGAAGTCTTCTGTGATTGAAATCCAAGCTCCAGCCTTTTTGATGAACTCCCAAGCTTCAAGAGTTCCGACAACCTCTTTCTCTACCCAGATTGAATTGCCACCAGTTCTTCCGTAACGGATCGGGTAAGATATCCGAGTGTTGGTCTTTTCGTTTGGGGATTTTTTTACAACGACTTTGGCGTAATGTCCGATAGCTGGATTAGTCTTGGGGTCCATCTTCTTTACAGATGGATTAAGTAGTATCTGATCTCCACCGAAACGAGGCTCAAACTCAATGATCCAGTTTGCAAAGTGGAGTAGAGCATTACCACCTGTCGCAGTTGTCTGGCGAATAGGAGCTTTTGAGTATGGGTCTAGCTTAATATCCGCTCTAACCTGAGAAACGAAGATTGCCATATGACCTCTTTTACCAAGGGCTATTGACATTTTCTTCATAAATGTGGCAGCAATATTTGCTCCTCCAGCTACTTGAGCAGACTCTTCAAATGTTTTCGCATTGTCAGCTTTCTTAATTAAGCCATCAACGGAGTCTAGTACAAAGCAATATTTATTTTTCTCTTCATTTGAGGAGACTAGCTGACGCATTAAATCTACTACAGTCTCGTAAATATTAGACTCAAATACAAAGCATGTTCCTTCCTCCCACTCTTCATGAGTGGAGACAAACTTTACTCCGCACCTCTTAATCATTTCGTCAGAAAGCCTACCTTCCGCTTTGAAGTAAACCGCTTTTGATTTAGGCATTTTTAAGAAGTTCTTCATGACTTCTAAAGACGCTGAAGTCTTCCCGCCTTCATTCATTCCAACGAACCTATGCAACCCGGGACCAAAGCCTCCATCAAGATGATGATCGAACTCCAGAGATCCGCTTGATACCCTGTAGTTTACCTGCTCTTCATAGTTGAAGTGATCTTCTTTATTATTCTTCAAAAAATTACCAACTAGATTTTTGGAGTCGAGTGTTCCTACTGTTTTTTTATTAGCCATATTATTCTTCTTCTAAAAAGTCTTTTACTGTTTTCTTTTTTCTCTTGACGAATCGATCTTCGCCGCTTTTTTCACCTAGATTGTATTCGGGGTATCGTGACTTGTCTGTCACATAATTAAACTCTCTGAACCTCCTGTCAAGCTTCTCCTTAACTTTTGAATGTTTAAAGTAAGCTAAGGATTCGAATCTCCTACCGAGGTTGACCACATTCATGAATTCAAGTGAATAGAGATCTACCAAATCATTCAGCATCTTCATCTCCCTAGCATAAAAAAACCTTTTATTATTTTTGGGGTCTTCAACTAGCCTTTTTAAGATGTCTATTTTGCTTATCTTGGGTTTGGCAGTCTTAGGTTTTGCCTTTTTAGATTCGCCAACTTTCTTTTTTGTAAAGATGTGACCACAACCACAACAAGATGCCCTAGTTGCGACAAAATCTTCGCAGCTAGGGCATTGCTTTTTACCTCTTGGCATAAAGTTATCCTAACATAGATCAATATCGTTTGCAACCATTTTCCTCACCAAACCTAAAAAATCTGTTTTTGGCTTCCAACCTAATTCTTTTCTAGCTAAATCAGAATCCCCCAAAAGAAGCTCAACTTCAGCGGGGCGATAAAAGTCTGTATTGATCTGCACTAGAATCTTATCTTCGTGGTAATATTTCTCATTGACCCCATGACCATCCCAACGACACTTCTCGGAACCAAAGCCAGCAAAATTAAACGCTTCCTCTACAAACTCCCGAATAGTGTGAGTTTCATTTGAAGAAAGAACATATTCTTTAGGTTTTTCTTGATTAAGCATTAACCAAATACCTTCGACGAAATCTTCAGCGTCACTCCAATCTCGCATGGCATCTACGTTGCCCAATTCTAGAGGTTTGAACTCACCGCTAGCATATTCTTTTTGAATACGAGCTACGTTCTTTGTGATTTTACGAGTAACAAATTCTTCTCCTCGACGAGTGCCTTCGTGATTGAATAGCCAACCTTGAACGGCATACAGGTCGTAAGACTCCCTCCAAACCTTCACCATATGCCTTGCGCTGGCCTTAGAGACTCCATACGGACTTCTTGGGCGCAAAGGATGAGACTCTGATTGAGGAGAATGCAAAACGTCTCCAAACTCCTCTGAGGAGCCAGCGTTATAGTATCGACATTCGGGACAATGTTTGCGTATCGCCTCAAGTTGATACAAAACCGCCATAGCGTTAGTCTCCATGTGATTCACTGGCATTTTCCAACTTACGCCAACAAAAGAATTAGCTGCAAAATTAATAAAATAGTCAGGTTTTTCCTCCGCTATTACTATATCTGTATTAGCCTGATCTGCAACGTCGAGATCAATAAGCTTAAAGCGCGGATTACCTACTAAATGAGCAATATTCTTATGGTTCTTGACGCTCAATCTACGAACACCAGCAACAATAAGATGCTCTGTATTTTTCAAGAGATAGTCAGCCATAAAGCTCCCATCTTGACCTGTGACTCCTGTGATAATTACTTTCTTCATTTAAAATAAGCTTCTGAATTAATATTCTTATCGTCTATAAATAGATCATATACAGGTTTGCCGAATTTTAAAGTGTGATGTTTTACACCATAACGTTTAAATTGTTCTTTAGTCACCTCTGACCAGTCCTTACCAGACCCAGATCCTCTAGCTGTCCAGTATACAATGGTATGACCTTCATCATACAGTTTATTGATTTTTTCTATCCTATCAATGATTGGTTTACTATTTTCGTAATCCATACCTTGAGTGTTGAAGATGGTATGGTCTATATCTACATATATAATCATAGGTCAAAAGGGTTGTTAAGATCCGCACCAATTGACTTCAAATTTCCGTTATAAGATTCATCGTCGCCATGTTGCTGCCAAGGAACCTTTGGGAAATATTTTTTAATTTTAAATAAATCCCCTCCATCAGAAACCAAAGTGCCATTTTTATCAAGAAAACTATTATGTAAGTTTAGCTCTTCGATAATATCATTAGACCATTTAATATCTCTTTTTTTGACAATAAAAGACAAGTCGTAATCATAAGATAGGCCAATTCCTTGACTGCAATCAAATCCAGAGGCAACAAGAACCCTAACAATCAGACCAAGGTTGTAAAGATTAACGTGACCCCCAACAATCTGATGCTTTAGTGGTGGTGTGGTCAAAGCAAGAACCCCACCTTCCTTTAATTTATTTTTAACATTAATCAAAAACGAACCAACATTAACTTCATGCTCTAATACATGGCTGAACCAAATGCAATCATAACTTTCGTCTGGAATAGAATCGGCTAAATCAGAAAAATTTCCTAGAAACTTGGGTTTATGCTTTTCGCACCCATCAAGAGTATCTACAGTCTTGCCATTTAACTCAAATATTCTTGAATGTTTTTTTGGCCCACAACCAATGTCCAAAACATTCGAAAACTCAAAATCTTTTAGAAGTTTAATGATCGCCCATTTAGCTCTCATTTGAGAGCCAACTTCTTTCTCGACCTTTTTAATCTGTTCAAAATATTTATCAGTTTTATTCATAAGTTTTTGTATAAAAGTTCTGCAATTTTAAATTGCCATTCATAATCAATATCAAAAGCTTCAAGCTCTTGCATCTCGACAAGATGAGGTTCTGGTGGCGACTTTGTATCCATCCAGTTGCCATCGCCAATAATATCCATCCTAGAGGCATATAAGCAATGAGCCGCTTCGTAAACAGGATCAACAAACTTAGTGTTCATGATGGTAGAACCTTTCCAATCTGTAAGATTATTACCACGCTCGTCCCAATAGTAAGTTTTCTTCGGGAATACCGCAAAAGCACCCTCTTTATCGGATTCTATAAAAGAAGTAATGAAAGAATCAATCGTATCAACTTTTAACAAAGGATTACAGGCACTAATTAAAATTACATATTTAAATGGAAGCTTATCGTACCACTCGTAAATTTCAGTAAGAGGCTCCCCCTCAGAATTAGCTGAAACTTCCGACCTGTGGAAAATATTTATGCCATGATTATCAGCTATCTTTTTTAGCTCATCCTCATAAGCAGAGAAATAAATATTGCTTTGAGGTAGTGATTTTAAAGATTTTAATTTATTAAAAAGTATGTCTACTAGGGTAGTATCACAAAATGGCCTAATCATTTTACGAGGGACTCTTTGAGAACCAAGCCTAGCTTGAACTAAAATACATACTTCGTTTTTATCCTTCATATTCTTTTTTTAGCATACTTAAAATATCTGAATCCCAATACTTACCCTCATTGTAATAACTTTCTCTAAGAGTACCTTCGTGTTTGAAACCTATATGTTCATAAATACTCAATGCTTTATTATTTTTGTAAACCTCACACCAAATCTTATTTAAGTTTAAATCATTAAAGCCATATTTGATTAATGTTCGTAAAGTGTCTGAACCATACCCACCATTTCTATAGTCTAGATCACCTATGTAAATACCAAACTCAGCACTTCTAGTTATCCAATCTATATAATAAAGCCCACAATGACCAATTAGATTTTCACCCGCCATAATGCAAAAATTATATTGGTTTTTGTCGGACAAAATATTTTTATACCAATTTTCTTGGTTCACCTTGGTGATATCCTTATGCTCTCTAAAATATTTTCTTAAATTAGGGTCATTTCTCCAATTCCTAAGAGATTCTAAATCTTTTTGCTCAATCGCTCTAAGTGTAATTTTTTTAGAATTCAACATAATTTATAAAGTCATCATCATTATAATCTAATCTAGAAAACTTTCCAATCATATTATGGAATTTCAAAGCTGGTATATTTCCCTCAAGATATGGGCGTTTAGTTGTCAGATTTTCTTTAGTAAACATCTCTCCTTTTTTTATCTGTTTTTTAGCAACTACTGATCTCATCGCCGTTTTGAATTTATTTTCGGATTTAGATAATCCTATTTTATGACCAATGCATTTTTCAGCATACCTTACATGCTTTACCATAATAGCTAGCTCCTCTGGCTCTAATGCAAATTTATGATCTGGTCCAGAAAAAGATCTATCTATAGTAAAATGCTTCTCTATTACCTTTGCGCCTGACGCTACAGCTAAAGAAGGAGTAAATGGAGAAGTGGTGTGGTCTGAAAAACCTACTTGATCAACACTTTTTAAGTGTAATTTTATCGAATCTAGAAAAACATCCTCTGGAGGGGTGGGATATGCATTATTGCAATGAAGAACTGTTACATGATTATCGTATTTCTCAAATATTTCAACATATAAACTCCAATAAGAAATATCAAAACCTATACCTAAAGATATAATAATAGGCAACCCAGTTGAAGCTACCATTTCCACAAATCGTAAATCTGTAGATTCAAATCCCGATATTTTTAAACGTTTTACCCCTAAGTGTACTAACTCATCAACAGCCTTCTCGTCAAAAGGTGTAGACATAAATTCAATACCTTTGTCGTCACAGTAATTTTTTAAATCTTTTTGCCATTCTCTAGGTAGCTCTAGACTTTCGATCAGTTTGTTTATGTTTTTATATCCAGCAAAATCAGGGGAATTTTTACTGTATAAAGTTTTAGAAGAATAGGTTTGAAACTTACAAGCATTACAGCCTGATCGTACAGCAATATCAATTAAAGAAATTGCTTGATCAAAATTTCTATCGTGATTAGCTCCTGCTTCAGCTATTATAAAAGTTTCCATAATGGTAGATTTGTTATTTTGTTGTGAAGTTTTTCCGTATTAGGTAGTGTGGACCCATCTCTAAAATATTTACTATGATGGAGTAAAGGATAATGTCTAGCTAATTTGTATTCAGAATTAAACTTATCAGCATCATCGCTCAACCTTGTAGCAAAATAAAAAGAAGAAAACTCATCTTGAGGTAACACATTGGTCAACTTCCTATAATTACTCTTTCTAATATCCAAAAGTTCATCGTACTTAGAAAGACTGAGTAGCGCTATTGAAGCATTAAGATTATTCATGTAAAACTTAAATCCCTCTTGGGTAATATCATATGTACCCATATAATTGCTTCTGCCAAAGTTCCTGTAACTAGCGAACCAATCAGAAGCTTCTGGACAATCTACAGAAATCATTCCACCGTCAGAGGAGCATATAGGCTTGTAAGGATGAAATGAAAAGAAAGTAAAATCAGAATCTATGGTGGGGGTGACGCAGTGAGCAGAATCGACAACAATAATCTCACGATACCCATCAGACCTTATCGAATCAAACCCTTCAATAGTAGAAACTCCACCATATAAAATGGGCATAATCACAGGCGTTATTTCTGCATTAGTGTATCTCTCACAAAACTTCTGTCTTTTTTTTCTATAATCATTTAAATCAAAAAGTAAATTATCATCTACATCGACCCAAATAATATTATGCCCATGATGCTTTGCAGCCCAAGCTGGAGAGGCAAAACCTAGAGATGGAGTGTAAACATCACACGCTCCATAGGTTTTTTTCAAGTAATGAAAAATTGCAAAAGCAGATGCAGAAGCTGAGTTAGTTGCTATATTGTATTGTTTTTTAGAGAATCTGGCAAAATCCCCTTCAAACTTTGACACATTTGGACCAAAACCAAGTTCGCCATTCTTTATTACTGACTTAAGAAGCTCTATCTCCTCTTCTGAAAAGCTAGATTCAAAAACTTTCATTATACACAATGGAAATAATTCATGCTAAAATACAAACCTCTTTCATATACTTCGGGTTTTCTAGAAAACATAATATGTGAGCCTATCTCTGCATTATTCCAATGAGCGTAACGTGGTCCTCTTAGAATACGGTAGAGTAGTTTAAAATCGACTTTATAAGTAACATACTTTTGGTCAGAAAAATTATTTTCGTCTATTATTTTGAAACCCTCACCCTTGCAAGATATTTGACACATCTTTCCTTCGGGTAAATATATGTAAACATTGGTCTCTGATGAAAAATTAATTTCATTGCGTTTGTCATTATAGCGATCATATGCTTTAGGTAATAATTGCAAAAATTGATCCAAAGTAGGGGAGTCATCATGCTCATATTCATACTTATGTTTTGACAAGACTTCTTCTACATATTTTAATTTCTCATCATAATCTATAGGGGTATACTCTTTTGAAGTTTGATTAGTGTTTAGATCATACCATTCAAAAGAATTCAATAATACTCCCACGCCTTCATGGTTTTCTTGGTAAAAAGATAAAGCGTCTTGTAATTCAGGCACTACCCTAAATTTTTCTAAATGAGCATTTTTACCTCTTAGAGTATAGGTTCCAGCAAATGGCATATACGCTTTAGGGTTAACCCTCTTGATAAAATCAAGACCCATATTTAAAAAATGATTTTTCTTCTTAACGCCGTAAAGTTCTAATTTTTCTTTGTCAGAATAATCCCAGCATTGGGGATAAGAACCTGCACCAGCATATCCTACCCACAACATGTCTATAATAGGGTAATCTGTCAACACTCTATTCAACACTTTTTGTGAAAGCAAGTATGGGCAATCATTGACGTTTAATATGGTTTTTTCTCCATTTTCAATCACTGCCATAGTATCAATGCCAGTTGATCCAAATTTATTTTCCATTTTGCCGCAGCCAAAAAATTTAAAACAAACTTCAGGATCACAATCATCTGCGGCGTAAATACGGATATACAAACCATCCCCACAATGAAATTTTTCACCATGATTTAATTCTATAACTTTTCTACCCCATTTTTCTAAATTTGTTTTTACGAATTTAGCATCATAATTGTGTATTAAAACAGGGATATCAGGATTAATGTTATCCAATGTTTCCTTACTCATGTGGTCAGGGTGAATATGAGAAATATAAATATAGTCTACATCATCAAATTGTTTAAAATCAATATTGATTGGTGGGTAATGGGTCCACGATCCATAATATTCTTCTCCTATTAACCAAGGGTCAGTTAGTATTTTAGTATTCTTATGTGAAACTATAACCGCTGCTGATGCTAAATGTGTCGCTCTCATTATTTCATTCCTTTCTTTAATAGTTGCGATAACTCTACAATGTCATTCTTGACCCAAAGTGAAGAATTAAACTCTGGCCCAGTATACTTTTCCCAATCTTGATAATTCTTCTTAGTGTACTGAGGGCGTATTTGAAGAAGATTTTGATATGGGACTTGAAAAGTAAAATCTAATTCTGTTTTAGCCAACATGTCTTCGTGAAGTTTCTCACCAGCTCTAATACCAACAACTTTAGTTTTGGCTTTTTTATCACATAATAATTCTAAAGCTTTTACGCAAGTAGGAAGAGTATACGAATCAATTTGAGGCACAAAAACCTCTCCGCCTTTGCTATTTTTCAAAGCCCCAAGAACAGCGTCTACAGCGTCATCTAAAGTAAAAAGAAAACGAGTCATCGACTCAGATGTTAATTTAATTTCACGATCATTCTCGATCCAATCCATAAATAGCGGGACAAACGATCCTCTTGAAGCTATTACGTTTCCGTAACGCACGGAAGCGAAAATAGTTGAAGTAGAATTGTAATCGTAATTCGTAAAAATCCTCTCCGCTATAAACTTGCTAGAACCATAAACGTTAACAGGAAGGCAAGCTTTGTCTGTAGATACAAGAATGCATTTTTTTACATTGTTTTCAATAGCTGCCCTAGCAACATTATCGCTTCCATTAACATTAGTCTTGATGCACTCATCTGGATGAAACTCCATGTCATCAATTCTTTTCAATGCAGCGGCATGAATGATATAATCTGGTTTATGGATTTTTAATGTAGTATTAAGTTTGTGAAAATCTCTTACATCTCCAATTACTTTAACAACATTTACATCATCATTAAAAATAGCGGCTTGCTTGCCTTCATCTCTACTATAAATTATAGCAGTATTGTCTTTTGATAAACTTTCAACTAACTTTTTGCCTAAAGAGCCAGTGCCTCCTGTTATCAATATTTTTGTTTTTTTAAATTGATTCATATTATTTTACTCAGTTATCAAGCTTTCGAAAATACTTTTTCGACCAAAAAATTTAATTTCTATCTCTTTTTGTTTTAAAAAGTTTTTTATAGGTTTTTCGGCTATATTGAAGGATTCTATGTAATCTTTGTATCCTCTACTATTAACACTCTTATATCTAGGGATATCATATTGACCAAACCCAATACAGTGGATAGATTTCAAGTCCCTAAAAGTAGAAAATATAATAGGGATCATTACATGACTGAATTTACAATCCACTTTATTCGATTCGTGATATTTAAAAGTTTCGTAAGAAAGGTAGTCGTTTTTATGCATGTCTTCCTTTACATAAAAACCGATCTTTATATATTTTTTGAATATTTTTTGAAATTTACCTTCTAATTCTATAAATTGTCGTTTAAGTTTAGCTGACCGCAAATGTTTTGAAGTATGTCCAAGCTTAGTAAAATTATAACACTCGTTAGAGTATAAATTATGCACCAAAAGATAAGTGTCTTGCAAAAAATCTGTTTCTAAAATGGATTTTACATTATAAATAGTTTCAGGGTCCATAAAAGTGAAAAAATCTGGCTTCACGTTTATACTATTTAAATAAAGAAGGGAGTCACCAAAACAAAATATATTATAACCTGACTCCATCTTTTGATTAAAAAAGTCCTTGGAAAACGTTTTTATATCGCTCGACGGACCCACAAGAAGCACTTTACCCACTGTTTTTTCTGCCGACATTATGTTTTAGAAAAACAATTATATTCGTGTCCATCGCCTAAATTATTTACTATCGCATCACGCCCTATATCATTAAGAATATAATCCTTGAAAACTTTATAGTGATCAATAATTAATTCGTATGGATAATTACAAACAAAAATTTTATTATTTTGAAACGCATGGGCTGAAACCTCACCTTGTTTGTAATATTTGGGAGCGCCATCAACACCAACAAAATCAACCTGTTTAGCTCCAAGGATTAACGCTAAAATCACAAGTTTTGGGCCGACACCAATCTTACCCTGCATTCTAGAAACTCCACAAAAAACCCGATTTGGAATATGCTCGTTAAGCTCCTGTACTAGAAGAGGTGATTTATTATAATCCTCAAATCCAACTAAAGTTTTGTTTTCTGTGACGTAAGATAAAAACTCTTTAGATAGAATGTCAACTTCATCACATATTAAACACAAGTCAACTTTAGCTGCTTTAACTTTATCGTTTAAAAAAAAGTGGTTGCAGGAAAAGATGTAATCATAATCTTCTGCATTCCAGCTAGACGTATTGCATGTTGGTCCACCTGCGACTACTAAGATTTTACTGTTTTTAAATTTTTCAAACTCTGGCACATCAGAATAAATAAATTCCTGAGTCTTTTTGAGATCAAAAGGCAAGAAGTTGTACTTATTTAGGTAATCTAATCCTCTAATAGTGTTAGAGATGAATCGTTCTTTAGTTTCAATAAAGTGTCCAGCTACAGTGCCATGATTAGACCAAGTTTTCATGATTTTCTTAGTTTTTTGCGTACCTCTTTCTCGGTTTCACTAACTGAAATTACGCCATCACCATAACATTTTTCCAACTCGCGAATACCACTGACAAGTTTAAAAAGACCTTGAGGCTCGACAGAGGCCATGTGATCAGACCCCCACATAGTCCTATCTAAAGTAACATGCCTTTCAATAATAGTAGCACCAAGATAAACAGCGGCGACAGTAGTACCAAGTCTAAACTCATGACCGCTATAACCAACCTCACACTTATATTTATCTTTAAGAGTTTTAATACAAGAGAGATTTAGCTCTTCTATAGGCGCTGGGTAAGACGAATTACAATGCAAGACTGCATAATCTTTAGCGTTAGCTTTTAAAATATTAACAGCTTCATCAATCTCCTCTTCAGAACTCATTCCTGTAGAGATAATTACTTTCTTACCAGTATTGCAAGTTTTTTTAAGTAACTCTTTATCTGTAATGCTTGCAGAAGCTATCTTAATGAATGGGATATCATATTGATTAAGAAACTCTAAGCTATCTAAATCCCAAGGAGAAGCGCTCCAAGCTATACCTTTATCCTTGCAGTAACGGTCAATCTCATCATACTCCTCCTTACCAAACTCAACCTTGTATTTGTAATCAAGATATGTCATCTCTCCCCAAGGGGTATCACGCATAACAGATTTTTGATGTTCTGGGACACAAATGTCAGGGTTCCTTTTTTGAAACTTGACCGCATCGCAACCTGCCGCAGTAGAAATGTCAATAAGTCGTTTTGCCACATCAAGATCACCATTGTGATTGATGCCTATTTCGGCAATAATGTAATTTTTATTCATTATAAATTTTCAACGTCTAGAATTTTTCCAATATTACTTGTTTTTGAGATTGTTGTCAAGTTTATATTGTGCGATTTTAACCAAGCCTCTATGGAAGGCACTGCATCATAATTCGCTTTTATATCCCAAGGTATTTCGCATCCTTTATTATCAACAGACTCTTCTGAATAAAAATGTGAGCTATGTGTATTCAAGTCCCAACCTAGAGTTTTTATGCTTTTCACACCAAGATGAACTGCGAAATACAATACCGTCTCTAGCATAATCCCCGGGCCTACTGCCCGTTTGTTGTTTTTAGAAAAAAGGAAGTCGTTGTAATTTTTTGTAAATACCAAACAGTTTTCTTTGCCAAAATCCTCTATCATAGGAATTTTTACAAATATATCTAGCAATTGATTTTTATCCCACCTGTAACCCAAAGGGAAGTTACTACTAGCGATTACGATAGGACGTTGGAATAGTTTGTAATTGTAAGGTTTGCCTTGGCTACCCATTGGGAAATTTGAGCAGTTCCAAAAGTGAAAATCACAAATATCATCCAAACCATGCAAAGCTTGTTTTACGCAAAATACTAATTTGTCTTTTAGTTTTTCTTTTAAGAAGTCTTGAGTGTAGTCTGAATATGATGGACCTGTTAATAATATGTAGCAATCCTCACCTTCATAAGCTCCTTTTAAATCATCTAAACATTTACCTTGAGATAATAAATTTTTTAACTGCGCCGTTTTCTCTTTCATTGATTTTGAGCTATTTTTTTAAATTCATTTAAATTATGCTTAGATAAATCGACCTCGACATTAACCTTGTTTTTGGGATCTACATAAATAGAACCAAAGGCTGATAGCTCCTTACAAAAATTAACATGATCGCATTCTCCGTCAGTTGACCATTTTACTTGTTTAATTATATCTGTGTAAGACAAAGCGAAGCCTCCAAAAGCTGAATTACACTTGATTGCATTGCCTAGAGACCAATTCATTCTGTCCAACCCATTTTTAAATGGACAATCTGTCCAGTATAAACCCCTGTTGTTTGATTTGTCTAGCAGGGGGTAAACATCATAGTAGGAATCTGTAGATATTCCAAAAGCGTAATCTGGGATGTTTTGCCTGACATTTGGAGTGACCAATACTGCATCTTCTAATCTTTTTATAAGTTCTAAGTGTGACTCTAGATTAGATTTATTAAAGTTAACATCGGAGTCCACCATCAGTGTATACTTCGAAGAACTGTTTTTGAGTAGGTTTTTGCATTTATTTCTAAACTCACAAAGCATTTGCATTCTCTCTTTATTTTGGACACTGCCAAAACTTTCCGCATTCAAATTTTCATGAAGAAACTTATGAGTTCTTTTCTGCAACCACCGCTTTAACAAAGGTACAGTGGAATCTTTTGAGTCATTCTCGTAAAAGTAATACTCAAAATCATAGTCAAGAGACTCTAAATCCTCTAATTGAGAAAGAGTCCTTTCAATATGCGGCTCGCTATCCCTCCAAAGAGCGTAAACTGCTATAGTATCCTTCATCCTAATGCCTGATTATCCTTTCGTATCCAAAATTTTCAAAATCTTCGTGGTAAAAATAATTGATAAGATGGATATTCTTATCTGAAATATCTTCAATCGTACAAGAACCAACAGGTGAAGAATTAACTTTTTTAGACAGCTCTAAGCCTGTAAGCTGCTTGAAATCTTCTGAGATGTTTTCGAATCTCAGTATGTTCTCGATGACTTTTTCTCCTTTGTAGAAGACATACTCACTCTGTGGTCTTTGATGATTGTCAAGCTTAAATTCATTGACAAAGAAAAATATTAAAGCTTCCTCTATATACTTATTAAGAGTGAATTTTTGGACATAGGAAAGATTTCGGTTATGGTAATTATAGCTACTGACAATTTTTTCGTAAGGATTCCTCACTACACAGAAGCATTTATCTGGCGCTCTATCGTATTTTCTTACTTCATACGGTAAATGCCAATGAGCTAAGCTTACAAGCTTGCCATTTAAAAAAAATTTATAAAGTTTTCTATTAAAGAATTCTTTGCCCCACTTTACGCCATGATCTAGGCCAACCTCTTCAATGGAAGAGCCAGCATTTTTCGGTATATGGACAAAGTATAGATCTTTTGCAGGACAATTGGCCATGCAGGATTATACTCTAAATCTCTTCTTCTTCAATGATTTCTCGCACGCTCTCCAAGAAAGGGAAGGCATTTAATAAATCTTGATGATCAGCAAAACCTTCATCATCCCAAACCCACTCGCTATAAACTTCTTCTTCATCCCAAGCTAGAACTTCATTAGAGACCATCTTGCTGACAGGTTTTTTCGACCAAAACCTGCAACTCCAATAACGAGGGGTCGTTTTGTCTTTGGCTGTATCGCATTTATGTCTAGCTCTAAAGCTGCGACGACGAGCTGGGTCATCACGTTTGATTTCCATGTTGGGATCACCAAACTTGACCATAATCACATTACCAGTCTTTGGGTTTTTTACATAAACCCCATACTTCTTTTTGCCATCTTTTAGTCGGAAGGGCTTATTCAAAGTTTTCTTTTCTGCTTCTGTGTATTCAAGATCTTCTGTTGAATCATCTTGCTCCCACTCATTAGCCCCAGCCATAACTAAATCAAGGTGAGCAATATCAAACTCAATATCTTGAAAGTCAATAAAAGCCTCCCCCTCTTGCTCAAGGTAATACTCCTCAGACCCTTTTGCTACGTCTTGATCAGCAGCACGGTAAGACTTTTTCACCTTACCTCCCCTGACCATTTTAAGGAATGTATTTACACGGGCCATTGCCCATTGACCTCTAGTCTTTCCGGGGCGGTGGCTGGAGGAGAAAGCGCCAGCGCCACGACGATAAATCTTCTTGAGTTGACCTAAAGTCACTTTTTTAGAATGTTTATCGTTATGCTCTTTAACTTTATTTTTTAAAGCTGTGACGACTTTTTCTGAAAAAGTAATAGATCCACCTTTTCCACCCGCAGAGCCAGACTTATTCTTACTAGATCCTTTCTTCTTTTCGGAAGGTTTAGCTGGTGTTTGAGCGCCACTCTTGGGTCCACCACGTTTTGCGGCTTCACTTAACGCTAAAAGCTCTTTAATTTTCTTAGAAAAGTCCAACTCCATTGTATTTTCCTTTACACTTATTTTAGATATAAATGAAATCAACCTTCACAAGATTTACATTCCATCATGGATCTTGCTAATTCTTGGCTAGGATTGGCGCTTCTCTGGTAATAAAACCCCTTTAATCCGTTCTCCCAGCCATAAATCATTAAGTCACTAACTTCTTTTGCGGGGATTTTTGGAGCCACCATGATATTCAGAGATTGCCCTTGGTCAATATACTTTTGCCTTTGGGCTGCTTGAATAACGATTTCTTTTTGACTTATTTCTCCGAAAGTCTTGAAGATATCTTTTTCTTCGTCCGAAAGGAAGAGTAGGTGTTGGACGGAGCCGCCAGTTTCAAGGATGCTCATCCAAGTCTCTTGATTATCCTGACCTTTTTCAGATAGCAGCTTTTTGAGGTAAGGGTTTTTGAAGGTGAATTTTCCTTTGGCTAGATTTTTGGTGAAATAATTGCCATTTAGAGGTTCGATAGATGGAGAAACCTGACCCAAGATAAACGAGCTACTTGTAGTTGGAGCGATAGCTAGGGTGGTCGTATTTCGACGACCATACCCCTCACAATACATAGGCTCCCCTAAACCTCTCGCCAATTCTGCTGTAGCTTCATCTGCACGATTGCGGATAGTCTTCCAAATAGAACTATTCTGCATTTTAGCCTCCATGCTCTCAAAACCAATCATCTTGCTTTGTAGGTAAGAGTGCCAACCAAGAACTCCCATGCCTAAAGCTCTGTGACGCTTGGCAAAGTTATGAGAAGATTCCATAAATGGAATACGCTTTGTTTTTAGGATATACTCCTCCATCACCGCATCAAGAAACGCAACCAATGTCTCAATAGCGTCAGTCTTTACAATGTCATCCCATCTAACCAGATTCAAAGAAGATAAGCAACAAACAAAAGATTCATCTTCTTTTGATGGTAAGCTAATCTCATTGCAAAGATTAGAAGCGTATATCTTCATGTCTTTGTCTTGATAACATTCTGGTGCGTTATTATTGGCGGTATCTTGGAAGAATAAGTATGGATAACCAGTTTCAAACCTCTTCTTGATGATTAAAGCCCAAATCTGACGCTTGTCAGAGTCACCCCCAATCATTGATTTCATCCATTCATCTGTAATGGTTACAGCGAAAGACATGTCTTGAATTGCATTACCTTCACTCTTGATGCGGAGAAACTCTTTTACATCAGGATGCTCAATAGGGAGATAAGCAGCGAAGGAACCACGACGAACATTCCCCTGAGAAACAACAGCAGCAACCTTATCAAACAGTTCCATAAAATGGACTGCTCCAGATGATTCGCCACCAGAATTAATTGGTGCGCCACGCTCGCGAAGATCACCAAAGTAAGCAGAAGTCCCTGACCCATGCTTAGTCTGCATACCTACCTCAGACTGTTTAGCTAAAATGCCATCCATCCTGTCAGGAACATAAACTCCATTACAGGATATGGGTAAACCTCGATCACGACCAAAATTAGACCAAACAGGGGAAGCTAAGGAATAAAATCCCTGCTTCATATACCCCTCAAACTTGTCAGCGAACCCGTTCATACCGAGATACACTTCGGCGGTCTCTGCAATATCACGGATTCTCCGCTCTGGAGTCTCACCTTTTTTTAGATAGCCCCTTTCAAGAAATAATCTTGAGTCATCATTTAGCCAATAGTAATTAGTCATTTAGAACAAGTCGTCTACGTTGAACGTCTGTGAATTTTTTGAATACTCGACTGGTCGAGAATAAAAGAAGTCGGTGGCATTATTGCCAAGCAACTCCTCTTCAAACCAGATTGTATCTTTCAGTAGATTTTTGTCAACATTGAAAGCTTGCTTAAAGCCAATTTTTTGTAAAGAATCATTGATCCTATTTTTAATGAATTCTTTTAGGATCGGGGCGTTAAGACCCTTCTCTTGAATGCCGTTAACCATCCAATCGATCATTTTGCTCTCAGCTTTAAAAGCTTGTTGAGCTTCGTCAAGAATACGCTCTTCCAACTCCCCGTCAAAAAGCTCAGGATGCTCTTCACGGATGGT